AGTAGGTCCAACAGGTGCTTTAGGTCCTGCCCCAATTGGTGCATTAGGCCCTAGAGGTCCAGTTAATGCTGCAGCAGCACCACAAGGTCCTCAAGGACCAAAAGGTACCACAGGTGCTTTAGGTCCAGCTCCTCAAGGTCCTCGTGGTCCTTTAGGTCTAGCAAGTTCATTTGTCTCACCACAAGGTCCTAGAGGTCCAATTGGTCCAACAGGTGCTTTAGGTCCTGCCCCAATTGGTGCATTAGGTCCTAGAGGTCCGGTTAGTGCCTTAGCACCACCCCAAGGTCCATTAGGTCCAAGAGACCCACAAGGTCCAGGCCCAACAGGCGCTTTAGGCCCTAGAGGTCCATTAGGTCCAGCAAGTGGTACCCCAATTGGATTACTTACAGGACCAATAGGTCCATTAGGTCCAAAAGGTCCATTAGGTCCAGCCCCACAAGGTGCTTTAGGTCCACTAGGTCCATTAGGTCCTGCTAGTGGTACTGAAGTAGCCCAAGGCGCACGTGGTCCAATAGGCCCACAAGGTGTAAGAGGTCCAATTGGTCCTGTAGCAGGTAGTGCTCAATCTGGTTTAACCACCAACTACACACTCTCAGCCTTTAATGGTACCTTTACTTTAAGACACGTTTCAGGATTTTTAACCTCAGTAACTTAAAATAGGAAAATAAAAGGTTTTATATTATATTTAGTTTTATGAGAATAGTTTTATACACAGGTTATCAAAATAATCCTTGGAATCCTGATACTTTAAATAAAACTGGTTTAGCGGGTACAGAACAAAGCGTTCTGTACCTTGCTAAATCTTTTGCGTTTTTTAAACATAAAGTATGGGTAGTTGGAAAAGTAATTTCTGGGGATTACGACGGTGTTATGTATAGAACTACTGAAGAATTTAAACAAGAAGTAGATTATGTAGACACTATTATAGGTGTATCTTATATTCATTATCTTAAAGAATTTGAAGATTTTAATTATAAAAATTCTATATTTTGGGTTCATAATACTGATTATTTTCCCTGGTGGGAGGGTGAAGTAATTCCTAATCATAGAGAATTATTATCTCACCCTAAATTATCTAAAATAATTTGTTTAACTTACTGGCACAAACTCAAATGGTTAGAACAATTCCCAGAAACTAAAGATAAAATAGAAATTATACCTAATGGGATTAATTGGAATAGTTTTGTTCCTATGTATACTTCTCCTAAAACAATAGACGGAAAACTATTTTCAGCCTCCCCTTCAAGATTAACTCAAAAAATTCAAAACCAATTTATATATTCTTCTCATGCTGAACGAGGATTATCTCAGGTACTAGAAGATTGGCCTACTATCAAATTAAAATTCCCAGATGCTACTTTAAAAATATGTACTCCTGAATATGGGTTAGAATATTTTAAAGAAAATTTTGAATCCTTAATTTTAAACTTGGAGGATGTAGAATTTTTAGGTACATTACCCCAACAAGAACTATACCAATTAATGGCTACAAGTCAATATTGGTATTATCCCTCAAATTATGAGGAAACGTTTTGTGTTACTGCCTTAGAAATGTTAGGGCATAGAGTAACTCCAATAACCTGGGAATGGGCAGGGTTAAAGGAGACATTACATGGATTTAACGCCCAAAGTTTTGAACATGAACTAAACTGGAGATTAGTTAAAAATTACGTAGTACATCACGACTGGAAAAATATTGCTATCATATATTGGGGTCATTTATTATTAAAATTAAATATGAATTTAAATCACTTTTATACTATCACTTTAAAAGCTACACCTGAATTAGAAAACAAATGTAATTTAGTTTCCATGCCCAAAGATTTTGGGTATGATTTAAAAGCAGGATTCGATTACCAAGAATTAACCCCAGAAGAAATGTCTAAATTTGGGGTAAATAAACATCCTAATTGGAAAATCGAAGGAGACAATACATTTTGGAATAGAGAAGTTACAGATGGTGAAATAGGTTGTTCTTTAGCTCACGTTGATACTTGGGTGGATGCTTACGCTAATGAGCGTGAGGTTACTATGATCCTAGAAGACGATTTTGTAGAACAACTTCCAGTCCCTTGGGAACAAATTCAAGGTTTATTAGAAAAAGGCTACGATTTAATTTATTTAGGTCGTAATGCCTTAGAACCTAATGAAGAAACACCAATTGAAGGGTTTCCAAATTGGGTAGAACCTTCATACTCGTATAATGCTCATGCCTATATTTTATCTAAACGTGGAATTGAAATTCTAGTAGAACAATATATCGAAAAATACAAAAATGAAATGTTTGTAATCGATGAGTTTCTTCCAGTAGCATTTAAAAGAACTCAACGTACCGATATTTTATCCGAATATAAAGATTTCCCAGCATTAAAAACAGCTGCCCCATTAGTTAATTTTTTTGAGCAAGAAAATAGTAAAGGTTTAACTAATTACAATAGAGGAGAAGGCCCAAAACCTGCTTACGAAATGCCTGAAGTTATGAGAGCAGGTGATTGGCAAGAATGGTGTTCTAAATATATTAACCCGTATATTCTCAGAGGAGAATATAAGTTGATGGTTGATGAGATAGGACCTAATATCATTGAATTCCCACTATTTACCGAGAAATTCTGCGATGAAATCGTAGCGCTAGCTGAATCACAAACTTGGGTAACTAATAGACATGATTATTACCCTACTACAGACCAAACTATAGAAAGTTTAGGAATGCAAGATATTTATCAAGCCGTATTAGAAAATTTTGTATACCCAATTTGGGTATGGTATTGGGAACTTGAAGGTAATAATTGGAATCAATTACGTAGTGAAAACTTTATAGCTAAATACGATACAGTTAATCAAGGAAGTTTAAATATTCACCACGATAATTCTTTACTTACATTAAACGTTCGTCTAAACGATGAATTTAAAGGAGGAGGAACATACATCCCTAGATATAAAACCACAGTACAACCTCGTAAAAAAGGAAATGCAATGGCTCACCCAGGAATGATTACACATAAACACGGTGGTCGTCCTGTAGAAGAAGGAACCCGATATATTTTAGTTACATTTACACAAAACCCTTAATATTATGATGGAAGAACGTTACGTATTCCCCAAAACCTCAACTGCCAATCAAAGTAACTACTATTGGTTTGAAGAAGGTTTTAGCCCTGAAGAGTTAGTTTATATTGAAGAATTAACTCAACAATTAGACTTTGTTAAAGGTACTACCGAAGGTGAACACCAAGATGACGAAGTACGAAATTCTCAAATTAAGTGGGTACCTTTTGACCCACAAACCAAATGGATTTATGATCGTTTAGGTGAATTTGCTTGGGAAGCAAACCAAGAAATGTTCCAATTTGACATTGATTATATGCCTGAAAATATCCAATATACTGAGTATTATGGATCTCAAAAAGGTGGATACGAGTGGCATATGGATATTGGTGCTACTGGTGGAATGAACCTTAGAAAAATTTCAATTACAGTACAACTTTCAGATTCAGATGAATACGAAGGTGGTGATTTGCAACTTTGGACAGGTGGTACTCAACCTATGACTGCTCCACGTGGTAAAGGTAATGTTGTAGTATTCCCTTCGTTTATGCTTCATAGAGTAACACCTGTTATTTCGGGCACTCGTAAGTCATTTGTAATCTGGTTAGGTGGAGGTCATTATAAATAATGAAAATTGCTATCTGTATAAGTGGGCAACCTCGTAATTACAAATACGGTTATTATGAGTTAAAAAAATGGTTTCTTGACAGGTATGATTGTGATATTTACTTTCATACCTGGAAAGATACTAAAACAGAGTTTGTCTCTGCTCATAACTTTACCGAAACACGTTATTATAAATTTACAGAACAGGATTACCAAAATATACTTGATTTATATCAACCTAAAGATTATATTTATCAAAACCCTATTACATTTGATAATATGGGGATTAAAGGTAATTTAGGATTTACTTTAGATGGAATATTCAGTGCTTGGCTATCCACTCAACAAAGTGTTAAATTAGCTTTAGAATCAGGAATTGACTATGATTTAATAGTTAAGTATAGATTTGACTTACAATTTACTGGTATGGTAGATCCTAAATGTCAATTTCTAGAAGACTTAACCCAATTAAACCCAGATCATTTCCATTGTTTTAGTTTCGGAACACATGATGATGGTAATTTTAGACCTACTGAAATAGATGATTTATTTAATGTAGGAGGTCCTAAGGTAATGGAAATATATTCTCAATTATTTTCTTATCTTTTACATTATATGTATATAACTCCCGATCATACTAATTGGTTAGTTGAAAAAGTTGGAGATCCTGATTTGTTAGCTCATGAAGCTTTATTAAGGTGGCATATGGAACAAAATAACATTCATATAAATAGAGTACATAGTTTTGGTTTACATTTTACAGCAGGTATTATTCGATGAAAGTAGCAGTTTGTATTAGTGGTCTCCCTAGAAGTTATAAACCAGGATTTAAAGAACTTAAAAAATGGTTTTTAGATAAGTACGATTGTGATGTTTACATTCACACGTGGTATGATACTAAAACGGTTTACGAAACTGGTCATAAATTTGTAGATAAATCTTATTATACTTTTAATGAAGAAGATTATCAAACTATATTAAAATTATATCAACCTGTATCTTATGAATTTCAAAAGCCCATTCCCTTTGATGTTAATGGAATTCAAGGCCCTAAATTAGGATATAAACTTCACAATATATTAAGCGCAGCTTATTCAGCCTATGCTTGTTTTGAACTAGTTAAAGATTCAGGTATAGAATATGATATAATAATTAGGTATAGATTTGATTTGAAGTTTACCGATATGGTTTCTCCTGAATGTCAATTTTTAAAAGATATTACTCAATTAGATTTATCTAAAGTTAATGTATTTGCTTACGAAAAAGATGAATATGGTAATCCAACTCGTATTAAAGAAATGGATGATATATTTGCCGTAGGTGGGTATGAATCTATGTCTAAATTTTATTCATACTTTTCATATATATTATATAATTTGTATTTAGATCCTGGTTATCCTAAATGGTTATTTGAGGGCACAATTACTCCTGATTTTATAGTAGCAGAAGCTTTATTAAGATATCATTTGGAAAAACAAGAAATTGGAATTAATTTTATTGAAAGTTTAAACCCTCTTTGGTATACTGCAGGTATTATACGATGAAAATAGCTTTAACATTAAGTGGTCAACCACGTCGATATAAAATGGGTTTTAAACAACTCAAAAAATGGTTTTTAGACCGTTATGATATTGACGTGTATTTACATTCTTGGATTGATACTAAATTTTATAAATTTCATTATGATGAAATACAAAGAGAGTATGATATTACAACTAGTGTATACGATGAATTATTAGAACTATATCAACCTAAAGATCATTTATTTGAAACCCCTATTAATTTTGATAATAGTAATTTTTTAAATTTTCAAAGAATTAACTCACAGTGGGGAATGTTTTTTTCCTTAAAACGAGCTTGGGAATTATTAGAAAACTCTGGGGTTAAATATGATTATGTTATTAGGGCTAGATATGATTTATTTTTTGATCATTTTTTAAGATTAGATAACCCTTTAATTAATGATATCTCCCAATTAGACCCAGCTAAAATTCATTATCCTACCCGTGTAAGAGATATAAATAGTGATATGACTGTAAATGATATTTTTGCTATTGGGGGTTATAATGCTATGAAAGTTTACCATAATATATTCCCTAATCTAGTTTATTATTTATTTTTAGATAAAGATTATGATAAAGCCTTAGGTGAGAATAAGTATTATAATGAAGCTATATTATTGTGGCACCTAAAACAATACCACATTCAACGCCAGTCGCATCAAGATTTTAAACCTATAAATTTAGACGGAGTTAAAATATTACGATGAAAATAGCAATGACAGTAAGCGGCCAACCGCGTAGATATAAACAAGGTTTTAAGGAACTAAAAAAATGGTTTCTTGATAAGTATGATATTGATGTTTATCTTCATGCTTGGGTAGGTAAAGAATTTCATAAGTATAATTTTTTTAATGAAGGTAAATTAGAAAAAACTTATGAAGTAAAAGATAATTTATATGATGAATTATTAGAACTTTACCAACCTAAAGATTATCTATTTGAAAAATTAATAACATTTGACGCTACTGATATTAAGGGGCCTAATAATCAACGACTTAATTCTCAAATGGGAATGTTTATGTCGTTAAAACGTGCTTGGGATTTAATAGAAGAATCAGGAAAAAAATACGATTTATATATTAGAACAAGATACGATTTATTATTTACTCATAACGTAGCTAATAATTGCCCTTTTTTAACAGATATAACTAAATTAGACCCTAGTAAATTAAACTACTTTGCTTACCCACCTCATTGGTTTACAGCTGAACAAATTAACGATTATTTTGCTGTAGGTGGTTATGAAGTGATGAAAATATACCATAACGTATTTCCTAATATGCTCTATACACAATTTTATGATACAGATTTTGAATATGAATATGGAGATAGGTTTGTTAATGAAACTTTATTATATTGGCATCTAAAACAATTTTATACCCCTATGAATGGTATTCTTAGTGGGTTTAATAATCGTGGTAAAGATGGAGGACCTCAAATTTTAAGATAATGAAAAAACCAAAAGTTTATGCTCACGCCTCGTATGTAGGCACAACAGGTTATAATAATCATACTCGTGATTTTTTTAGAAGTTTATCAAAACATATTGATTTAAAAGTTCGTAATTTTACTATAGGTAAAAACTGGAATTGGCCTAATAATGAACCTCATAATGGTGAGGATTATATTAATGATACCGATAAAAAATTATTAGTAGAACAAACTTTATGGACTGGGAAAGATACTAGAAGTGAATTCCCTATTTATTCAGATTATCCTAATGAATTTAAACATAATGTTAATTTAGTTTTAGAAGAAACTAACCACCATTATTTTTATGATGATTATGTAGGTCCTAAAATTGCATATAACGTTTGGGAATCTACATTACAACCTGAACAATTTTTTAATAAACTTTTAGAATATGATCAATTATGGTTCCCTTCTCAATGGCAAGCTGATTGTACTATCGCTCAGGGAGCAGATCCAAACAAAGTAAAAGTAGTACCCGAAGGTGTAGATACTAAAACTTTCTTCCCAGAAGATCCTGTTACTAAACTTGATTATGTAGATGGTCGTTTTAAATTTATTGTATTTGGGCGTTGGGATTACAGAAAATCTACTAAGGAAATAATTGAAACCTTCCTTAAAGAATTCAAACCAAACGAACCCGTTGATCTAATCGTTTCTATTGATAACCCCTTCTCAGGCGATGGTTTAGAATCAACTGAAAATCGTTTAAAGCATTTTGGTTTAGAAGATCCACGTATTAAAATTAAACATTTTCCATCAAGAGAAGATTATATTACCTATATTAAAAATGGTCATGTATTTTTATCTTGTGCTCGTAGCGAAGGATGGAACTTACCATTAATTGAAGCAATGGCATGTGGAACCCCAGCTATTTACTCAGATTGTTGTGCCCAATTAGAATTTGCTAAAGGAAGAGGTTTACCAGTTAAAGTATTAGGTGAACGCCCAGCATTAGATGCTAATTATAATCACTTTAATAATGTAGTAGGTAACTATTATGAGCCTGATTTTGAAGATTTAGCTCGTGTAATGCGTAATGCTTTTGAGAATTATACTGACCATAAAAAACGTGCTATTGAAGAAGCAAAATTTATTCATCGTGATTTTAATTGGGAACGTGTAGGTGAAATTGGTGCTAAAACACTTCAAGAATTTATTGATAATTACCAAGAACCAGAAGATACAAATACGGTTCACGTTAGTTACATTGGTAAACCTAAAGTTGAAATTTTAGGTAATGTTTCTAAAGAATACGAGGTAGAATTTATTAACAGGGAAACTAACGAAGTAATCCACAAACAAATTATTAAAAATAATATGTGGACCGTTTGTAATAAACAATATTATATTCCTTGGTTAATTAAAGTAAATGGAAAAGAAGTTTCACGTTTGGAATTAGAAGGTCAACGTGTACTAATTTCTCTAGATTCAAGTTCTTTAGGTGATACTTTAGGATGGACTCCTTATGCTGTTGAATTTGCTAAAAAACATAAATGTAAAGTTATCTTATCTACATTCCATAATGATTGGTTCCAAAAACTCCCAGTATATAAAGATATTGAATGGTTAAAGCCTGGAAATTCTACAGGATGTATAGCTCACTACAAAATAGGTTGGTTTAGAGATGATAAAGGTGGATGGCAAAATTTTGATATGCATCCTCGTCAGTGTAATACTATCCCAATGCAAGCTACTTCAAGTGATATTTTAGGATTAGAGTACAAAGAACTTAACTACGGTATTAAATTTAATAAAGGTAACAAACCATTTAAAGACAAATATATCGTAATAGGTCCAAATGCTACTTCAGGTTGTAAAGAATGGGTTTACGATTATTGGGTTCAATTATCTAAAAAATTAATAGATGAAGGATATAAAGTAGTATCTTTAACTAAAAATGAATTCAAAATTGATGGTGTAACTAATGTATACGGAAAAGATATTAAAACAGTAGCTAGTTACTTATATCATGCTGATTTATTTATAGGATTAGGTTCTGGATTGTCATGGTTAAACTGGGCTGTAGGTAAACATACTATTATGATTAATGGATTTGCTGAAGATGGACATGAATTTACAGGTAATGTTACTCGTATTATGAATGATGTATGTTTTCCATGTTGGACTAATCGTAACTTTGTATTTGATGCTGGTGATTGGGATTGGTGTCCTATTTGGAAAGGAACTAATAAACAACACATTTGTCAAAAATCAATTACTCCAAATCAAGTATTTGAAGCCGTTCAAAATTACTTAATTAATAAAAAATAATTTAATATTTATGATATATGGATAAAATATATTTAACCACAGACGAACAAATCAAATTAAAAGAACTTCAAACTATCGAATCTGAACTTGTCGCTAAAATAGGTGAACTCGAAATAAACATTCAGTTACTAAAAAACAAAAAATCTGAAGAAATACAAAAAACTTTAGATTTAAGTATTAAAAAAAATCAATTAGCTAAAGAGTTACAAGATAAATATGGTGAAGGTTCTATTAATGTAGAAACAGGAGAATTTATAAAAAATAATTAATTTTTAAATTTTTTTTACATATTTATTATAAAATAACAACCTTATTAAAATGGCAGAAACTTTAGTATCACCTGGTGTATTAGCAAGAGAAAACGACCAGTCATTTATCCAGCAGCAACCAGTAAATGTGGGTGCCGCTATCGTTGGTCCTACCGTAAAAGGTCCGGTAGAAATTCCTACGCTTGTAACTTCTTACTCGGATTACCAAAACAGATTTGGAACTACTTTTACTAGTGCGAGTGATGAATACTCTTTCCTAACTTCAATAGCAGCTTATAATTATTTCCAAAACGGAGGTGATTCTTTATTAGTAACCAGAGTAGTATCAGGTTCTAGTACTTGGGATTATGCTTCAGCAGAGATTTCTTCTTCAGAAGGAGGTCAAATAGCATTTACACTTGAAGCTCTTGATAAAGGTATTATATTTAATAACTCAGCATCAAACGGTGTAAATGAAATTACTGGTGGTTCAGGTTCACTTGTTTCAGGGTCAGTTAATAACATTAGATGGGAAATTGCTAACTCATCATCTGCTGATGGTACCTTTACTTTATTAGTTAGAAGAGGTGACGATAATAATAATAGTAAAAATGTTTTAGAAACATGGACTAACTTATCATTAGACCCTACAGCTGTAAATTACGTTGCTAAAGTAATTGGTGATCAAAGCTTTAACTACAATTCTTCAGAAAATTATATTGAAGTTTCAGGTTCATACCGTAATGCTTCAAGATACGTAAGAGTTTCTAATGTAAACTCTAAAACTCCTAACTATTTTGATAATGCAGGTAATGCCAAATCAATTTATACTGGATCTATTCCAGGAGTAGGTAGTGGATCTTATGCCGGTACGTTTGCTGGTGGAGCTGGTGATATTATCAGTGTTAATGGAGCTAATAATATGTTTACTGCTATTGGAAATGGTGGTGACAGTAGAACACAAGGTTTAGTAGGGAGTGATTATAACTTTATGTTAAATCTTCTTTCAAACCAAGATGATTACGCATTTAATGTGTTATTAACTCCTGGTCTGCTTAACGAAGATCATACTTCACAAGTAACTACAGCAATTTCAAATACCCAAACAAGAGGTGATAGTATTTACGTAGTAGATTTGGTAGGATACGGATCTAATATTGCAGGTGTTGTAACTCAAGCTAATAGTAGAAATAGTTCATACGCTTCTACTTACTGGCCTTGGTTGCAAACTCTTGACCCAGATTCAGGTCAGCAAGTATGGGTACCTGCCTCAACAATGATTGGTGGTGTTTACGTGTATAACGATAGTGTAAGTGAGCCTTGGTTTGCCCCAGCAGGTATTAATAGAGGTGGTTTAACTACAGTAATTAGCCCTGAAAGAAAATTATCTCAAGCTAACAGAGATGAACTTTACAACGGTAATGTTAACCCAATTGCTTCTTTCCCAGGAACTGGTGTTGTAGTATATGGTCAGAAAACTTTACAAAGACAAGCATCTGCTCTTGATAGAGTAAATGTTAGAAGATTGTTAATTTCTCTTAAGTCTTATATTTCTCAAGTAGCTAAAAACTTAGTATTTGAACAAAATACTATTGCTACAAGAAATAACTTCTTAGCAGCAGTTAACCCATACTTAGAATCAGTAGTACAACGTCAAGGTTTATACGCGTTCAAAGTAGTAATGGACGATTCTAATAACACTCCGGATGTAATTGATAGAAACCAGTTAATTGGTGCTATTTACTTACAGCCAACTAGAACAGCTGAATTCATTTACTTAGACTTTAACATTTTACCAACTGGAGCTACTTTCCCAGCGTAAGAGTTTAAAAATTGAATATTTATAATAAATAAATAATTATAGCAAAATGGCAGTAATCGATCCAAACGAAATATTTTTCACAGCTTTTGAACCAAAATTAGCTAATAGGTTTATCCTCTATGTAGATGGTTTCCCAAGCTTCATGATTAAAGGTCTTTCAGGCCTAGGATTCGAACAAAACGAAATTGTATTAAATCACATTAACGTTTACCGTAAAGTAAAAGGTAAATTAGTATGGAATGATATTACAATGACTTTATTTGATCCTATTACTCCTTCAGGTGCTCAAGCTGCTATGGAATGGGTACGTTTACACCACGAATCAGTAACTGGTAGAGATGGTTATAGTGATTTCTATAAGAAAGACTTAACTATTGATGTATTAGGCCCTGTAGGTGACATTGTTTCAGAATGGATCATTAAAGGTGCATTTATTAAATCAGGAACATTTGCTGATTTAAGTTGGGATGAAACTGAAACTGCACAGGAAATCTCATTAACTATCGGAATGGATTACTGCGTATTGAACTTCTAATAAAGAAATTCAAAATATTTTGAAAGAGAGCTTGGCTATGTCAAGCTCTTTTTTTATATTGATATTTATACTCGATAACAGTTATTATTAAATAAAAATTTATGGCAGAATTTAACATTCCAACCGAGGTTGTAGAATTACCTTCTCAAGGTAAAATTTATCCTCCTGAATCTCCTTTAGCTTCTGGAAAAGTCGAAATGAAATACATGACGGCTAAAGAAGAAGATATCCTTACTAACCAGAATTTGATTAGAAGTGGAGAAGTAATTGATAGATTACTTAAATCCCTAATTGTTAGTAAAATTAATTACGAAGATTTACTTATTGGAGATAAAAACGCAATTATGATTGCCGCTCGTATTTTATCTTATGGTGCTTCATATGAATTAGATTATGAAGGAGAAAAACAAGTTATCGATCTAAGTAAAATCGAAGCTAAACCACTCCATCCAGATTTTTTAGCTGCTACTTCTAATGAATTTACTTTTACTCTTCCTCATTCAGGAAATACTTTAACTTTTAAAATCTTATCTCATAAAGACGAAAGAGCAGTTGATGCTGAACTTAAAGGATTACAAAAAATCAATAAAAATAATTCAAGTGACGTTACAGCTCGTTTAGGAACTATGATTACTTCAATAAATGGTTCACGTGAAAAAAAAGATATTAGAGAGTTTGTTAATAATTATTTCTTAGCTAAAGATGCTAGAGAATTTAGAAAATATTACAACCAAATCGCTCCAGACATGGATATGGACGTTACATTAGTTAATAGTCAAGGGGTAGAGGAGGAGGCTACTCTCCCAATTACTGTTAGCTTTTTTTGGCCTGACGCCTGAGCATAGAGGAGCTTTATTTACTCAAATTCACGAAATAGTATATTATGGAAATGGTGGTTATGATTGGAACACTGTTTATAATATGCCTATATGGTTACGTAAGTTTACTTTTGACCAAATTCGTAAAGTTCATGAAGCTCAATCTAAACCTAAAGAAACTTGGAATGACCCATCTATAAAACAAGCCGGATCAGATCAAAAGAAAAAAATAACTCCTCCAAGTTATATTACAAAGGCATCAAAAAAATGATGCCTTTTAATATTTATAATAAAATATTCTAAATGGCTCTATCCGATAATTTAAAAAATGTTAACGACGAGATTAAAAAAATTAATGATCTCGGTACAGAATTTAAGGACGTATACACAGATATTGGAGATGCCTTAAAAGGATTATCTAGAGACTCAAAAGACTTTTCAGCAGGTATTAGGGATGCAGCTAAATTATCA